GCCAACCTGCCCCCAGGTTTTTTCGGGGATCAGGCGCAGAAGGATAGAGGTGATGTTCGCCGCCGCCTCGTCGCGCGGCAGGCCAAGCGCGTCCTTGGTGACCACAAAGGCCGCCATGTCGAGCTCGAAAATCTTGTGCGGGCCGGACAGAATTTCGCTTTGGCGCGCTCCGGTGCGGCCGACCAGGACGCCGGGGGCCTTGATCGACAGTCGCTTCAGCGCGGCCAGGTCGAAGCGGCCGGCAAAGCCCCGGCAGGTCGCGAGCGCTGGCAGGGCGATCAGCACCTGGTCCGACACGAGCTGCGGCAGGGCGTGAAGAAGATCGTGGCGCGGGTCGCTCATTGCAGTCCCTCGCGCAGGCTGTCGATGACCAGATCCCGGATGTCGGCTTCGTTCTGGGCAGAGAGGCCCAGATAGGGCCGCGCCGGCAGGCCGGCTTTGCCGACATCGGCGCCGCCGAACTGGTGGATCGCCCCATAGACGAGGTTGGTTCCGACCTCGGCCGTCAGACCTCGCGTGTAGTTCTGGATGCTGGTCAGGAGATTGTTCTCGCTGACCAGGAGCGACTGCGCGGCGCCGCGGGTCGTAGCGTAGTCAGGCGACCAGGGTGCCCAGGCCGCGCCACCCGGCGCACGCTTCTCGGTCGCGATCCGCTCCTTGGTCTGGCTCTCGACCAGCTGGCCGACGCCATACATGATGTCGCCAAGCGCCTGGTCATCGAGCGCCGAGACCAAGGGCCGAAGTCCCGACACATCAACGTCAAGGTTTACCGCAATGCCGACCATCAGAGGTCCCTCATGTCAGCGCGCGTAAAGATCCGTGGCGGCCCGCCGGAGACGATCGGGCGCGGGCCGCTGGCGACGGTCGGATCGGTATTCGGATCGACCGGGACGGGCGTCAGGAAGACGAGCGTAGCGCGGCCGGCGGCGATCTCTTTCAGCGCCTTCAGCCCGTCCTCGTAACGGCGGCGGTGCTCGTCCGACAGGACATCGGCCGACAGCGCCAGCCGATAGACCGCGAAATCGACGCAATACTGGACGAGGACCGCCGGCACCTCATGCAAGGGCAGCCGGTAACGCACCGCCAGATAGCTGTCGATCTCGGCCGAGGCGAGGTCCAAGGCACGGTCTACCGAGAGGCCGTCGACCGTGCCGCTGCCATCGTGGTCGGCCACCACGAGCGCGTTGCGGCCGTAGAGTGTGACGATGTCGGTCTGTAAGGCGTAGGGCATCGGTCACCTGTGAATGCTGGTGCCGGTCTCTCCCGGCCGTCACGCCCCCTTGCGACGTTCGCGTCCCAGAACGCCCTGGGCGGCCTACTCGCCCGGCTCCCCGCCCATAGGCCGGCTGTGGCCTTGATAGGTGCGGATCAACGCCGGGCTTTCGCTCGGTATCGGTCGGGGCCTTTTGGTCTCTCACGCTGCGGTGGCCCCGAAACCGCGCGCTGCTCGCCGGCGTCCCGCCGGGGATCAGCTGGACGCCGGAGGATTGACCTCGGCCCAGGCGGCATCACGCAGCGCGGCCGTGACGGCGACGCCAGGCAGTGCAGCCTTCAACGCCGCAACCTTGGGCTTGCCCTGGGCATCGAACTCCTCGGGCGGCAGGGTGCCGATCGCCGCCTTGATCGCGTCGATCGCGCGGCGGTCATCGGCCGCGGCCACCTCCAGTTCGTGGGGCGCCGGCACGATGTGCAGCATCGGCTCGGCCTTGAGGACCGCCCATTCCTCCGACGAGAACTCGTCTTCGGCGACGACGGTGCCCTCTTTCGGCCAGGCGCGGCCCAGCCGAAAGAACGTGTCGTGCAGGGCGGTGGCGACGGCCTTGATCAGGAGAAGCTGGGTCATGTCAGGCCATCCACGGGTTCACAACGACCTTGACGGCGTTGAAGTTGGTGTTGGTCCCGCCACCGGCCAGGAATTGCGCTTCGAAGAGCGCCTTCGCGGCAGCTTCGTTGGACGGACCGACCATGCAGATGGTCGGGCGGATGCCGAGCGGCCGTCCGCCGTCCGCCTTGATCTGGCCCATGCGGGTCCGGTAGGCCTCGAAATTCGCCGCGTTGAGCGCCGTGCGCGCGCCGAAGGCCATCTGCGGAAACCCGTAGCCCGCGTTGCAGCGGTAACGGACACCCCAGAGGTAAGCATCTTTGATGAAGACCGTGTCCGAGCTCGAGGGATCGCGCTTCTCTTCGAGCTCCGGCTTGGTGCGCTCCTGAAAGATCAGCGGCTTGATCGCCTTCGAAGTGTCAAAGAGGTACCAGCGCGGATTGGCGCCCGTCTCCCAGTTCGACCAGACGGTCGCGGTGCCGGTGCCATCGTGGTTCGGCGCGGTCGGGTGGTCGGTGTCGAAGAAGTACTGGCCGTCGTAGCAGACGGTCGTCTCGCCCTGGATCAGGGCATCGTTCACCAGGATGTCGGGATGGCGTGCCGCTGCTTCACCCATCGAGCGGGAGACCGGTGCGAAATGGCCGAACTGGTCATCCTCGATCTGGGTGCGCTGCACCGTGATGGTGCCTTCATAGAGCTTGTTCGCGATCGAATAGCCCTGCGCCTTCATTTCCTTCAGGACACGGTCGCCGATCCATTCCCGAAGCGCCGGAAAGTCGCCGAGCCAGCCGTAGGTGTTCGAGGCGGTGGTCGACGGCACGAGCGTGGCGATCTTCGACCAGAAGGCGTCGGCCTGCATCGACGAATAGCCGTCGACAAAGTTCTTCTGCAGCGCGGTGTTGAGGCCCGTCAGTACGGCCGGGGTGATGATCATGGCGGGTTACTCCTTTTTCGCCTGGGCCGCCTTCTGCGCGGCGAATTCCTCGGGCTTCATGCCCATGATGGCGCAGAGCTGCCGCTCCTCGGCATTGAGCGCGACCGGATCGGCACCGGGCTTCTTCGGATCCGCGGCGGGCGCGGCGATCACCGGACTTGCAGCGACGAACGCCTTGAAGCGGTCCAGCCCGCCCTCGGCCCGGCAGGACGCCAGGTGATAGTCCTTCGATGCCGGCGCGACCTTGCCGGCTGCGACGGCGGCGTCGACGATGGCCACGATCTCGGCCTCGGTGCGGGTCTTGGCATCCGCCTCGAATGTCGCGATCCGGTTCAGCGCCAGCTGGTGGTCCGCCTTCGGGATGAACTTTTCCGGGTCGGGGTGCGCGGCCGAGTTCAGCGCGGTGTCGCACTTCACCTTCAGCGCGTTGATCGCCACGACGGCGTCGGCCGTGGTGGCATCGGCTTTGAGGCCGAGGGCCTCCAGGACAGCCTTGTCCATAGTGTCGGTCTCCGATCTGGCGTTCAGCGCCGCCATTGCGAGGTTGGGGTTGTTGGTGAGCCCGGCAGACACGATCTGGAGGATCTCGCCCGTGGACGGGTCGAAGCGGAATGCCGGGCTCAGGTAGCGGTAGGCACGCGAGGTGACGAGCGATGCGCCCTCCGCCGTCCAGTCGACACGGCCCCACAGGGCACCATCGCGGACCTCGATCGCCTCGATCCAGCCGACGGCCGGGGCGGGCTCGCCCTTCGGTGCCTTCAGCTGCGAGGCATGTTCAATATCGATCTGCGGCTTCTTGGCCGGATCGTAGGCGGCAACGACCGCTGCGGGGTTGTTGACGCGCCAGGCGCGACCGTCGCGACCAGCGACTTGCGGGCCAGCGGGTATCAGCTGCACCCACTCCGGCGCGGCGCCCGACTGGAAGTTGAGCGCAAGGCCGGGCAGCTGCGCCGAAAGGTCGGCAGCGGCATTGAGGACAAGGCCCGGGGTCTGATCGGAGGAGGTCACCATGGGGAGACCATGGCAGGCGCCATGCGCCGGATAAGCCTTGAAGGAATTCGGTGCCGGGCACCTGTCGGGGCGCTTTATGCGCGACCCCCGATTTTTGGCCGCTGAGGCGTAGACCTGCCCTCAGGCTACTCGGGGCCGTCTTGGCCTGACAAGGCCCTTCAAACGGTATTCAAATTCAGCGTACGGGGCCGTTGCGGCCCCGGGGTCCGGGCAAAGGTTGAAATTCGGGGGCAGGTGGGCTAAATTCGGCTGGCGCCCGAGACACGGACAACCGGTGTACTTTGCCGCGAGGGAGCTTCCGACCCTCCGGGCGCATCACTCCCTCACAATGGTAACGCCTGGGCGATTGATGATCGAGTCCCATTGATCTTGGCGTGTTCGATGGGCCGTGCTGACCCACAGTTCCCGAAACTGCGGCAGGTACTTGATTGCCAGGCGCCAGACCTTCGCGCCGGGGACAAGGACGTGCAGGGTGATCTTGCCGCCCGTGTTCTCGATGGCGGCCGGGCCGGACTCCATCGCCAGGGTAAAGGCCAGAAGCGCCGCGGTATCGACCTCGGGATGCTTTTGCCTGAGCTTTGCAGCGATGTCGTGCCGGATCTGGACGACATGGACATCGGCCCCAAGCGCATCGACAAGACTGCGGTCCAGCACAGCAATCGGAATGGCGCCGGTCGAGCGACCTTCCAGCATCCGCTCAGCACGCCAACTCGTCGCAATATCGCGAGCGGCGGTGCGCGCGGCATCTTCAGGCAACGCCGCCAGCTTCTCGACCAGCAGCCGCTCCATGTTCTTCAGCCTGAGCTTGCCCGGGTTCCGCTCCCAGCCTGGATCGATACCGGGCGGCACCTCGCGCACCTCACCCGTCCGCTTGTTCAGCACCTTGCGCGGGATCAGCCGCGGCGCAGGATCCACGCCCTTTCGCTCTGCCTCGGCCCGCGTGACCTGCTTGACCCAGCATTTGCAGCCCCAGCCGTTCGGCGGCATCCATTCGTCCCAGAATGGATCATCAACCGGGATGACCAGCCCTTCCTTGATCGCATGGTGTGGGCGGTGATGCTCGGAAGGGCCGAGCCGGTATTCGAGATAGGGGAAGAGCTTCTTCGTCCGCTCGATCCGCTCCCACTGGCCGGCCGCGCGGGCGGACCGCAGGTTCGCGTTGTAGATGGTGCGAAGGCGGCGCGGCGAGCCAAGCCTGGCCTCTACCGTCTCGCCCGTTGCGGGGTCGACCATCTCCTTGCGGCCCCACCAGCCGAGCGCGACCAGGCGGGGCTTCAGGTTCTTCTGGAAGCTCGCCAGCGGCAGGCCTTCGTCCAGCGCCCTCTGCACCTCCTCGCGGATCGTGGTCAGCACGTCGATCTGCATTGCCTTCGCGACGGTGAAGGCCACCGCGTGCTCTTCCGGCTCGACGTCCCGCCAACTGAAGGCAGGCCGCAGCCCCTTGTTCTTTAGAAACCGAGAGGCCTCGGGCGGCGGACCGGGGTCGAAGCTGTAGCCGGGGCGGTCGGTGTATAGATCCACCTCAGTCCTGCCAGGGCCAGTAAATCAGGGTGGCAAATATGCCGATAACGATCCCGAACCCCGTAGCGAAGCAGAGTTGGCCGTAAGTTGCAGCTTCAACCATCCTTCACATCCCCTTCTGCGCGCGCCTTGAACATGCCCTTCACCAGGGCATCAATCAGCTTTGAAGACCCTGCCTTCGGCATCGTCTCGGCCAGCCCCGCCATGACCTCCTCATAGCTGCCGGCCTGCGCCACCAGCTCTTCGACCGGAGCGAGGATCTCGTCCATGACGTCGGCCCAGTCGCCGAGCATCTCGGCCTCGATCTCGTCGACCGCGTCCATCTCGGCCTGGTTCAGCGCCAGCCGGTTGGTCGCCGGCGGCGGTGCGGCGGGCGCGGTCTTGCCACCCACAACCTCG